AAGTCTCGGTCTATACTATGACGACCTCATTCTTCCGATCACTCCACGCGAACTACTGGACAAAGGACACCTCTGCCCAATTCACTATTACGGTGGTAAACGTCCTGACCTATCTGGTGTTGGAAGAAGACGAATCCGAACTGGAGGATCAGATTACGATCCAGATTCACTAGGCAAAGCCTATGAAGACGACAAGTCATTGGTAGGAGACATCATCTACAACTGGCTACAACACGGTGAAGATAGCCAGACCATCGCATTTAGTCCAAGCATTAAGCACAGCAAATACCTAGTCCAGAAGTTCAATCTTGCCGGAATCGCTGCTGTTCACATTGACGGATACATGGACGATGAGGAACGCCAGATCATCTATGAGGCGCATGATCGAGGCGAGTACAAGATTCTCAGTTGCTCACGGTTGCTGAATACAGGCTATGACGCACCTTCTGTCAGATGTTTGATCGACTGTTATCCAACAAATTCGCTTATCAGCTACGTTCAACGCGCAGGACGGGTAATGCGATTGAGATATTATCCCTGACTTGCTTGATGACGGATCGCACAGGTTCAATGAGCGCAATCAGATCAAGAAGGAGAAGAAAGAACTTAAGATCAAGGAGTGTCCACAATGCACACGCCAGTTTGTTGGCATCAAGTGTGAGTGCGGTTACGAGATACCGATGCAAGAACGCATTAAGACTGACGATCAAATACTTAAAAAATTGGACAATAATCTTTATTCGCCTGAGCGAAAAGCAGAGTGGTTGGGTGAGTTATACTTGTATGCACACCAGAAAGGTAAATCTGAAGGTTGGGCTAACCATAAGTTCAAAGCCAAATTTGGCGAGTGGCCTAATCAGACGAAACCAGTGTCGGCTCTAACGGTATCAGAAGATGTCCGTAAATTTATCCAACACCAAAACATTAAATACGCAAAGGGAAAATACAAACATGAGTCTCGAAACTATCTTGGCGAAGCTGTCTAAGGTTCGCAAAACTCAGCGCGGCTATATGGCTTGCTGTCCAGTACATAACGATAAAAACCCATCAATGACGATCACAGAAACAGATGACGGAAAGGTTCTCGCACACTGCTTCTCATGCGGTGCTAAAGGTTCTGACGTTGTAGAGGCGTTAGGTCTGCCGCAAGGCGAACTGTTTTCTGGTGAATTTACAGGCACTTACGATGCAAAGTTCAAACTACGCAAAACAGAGCTAGAAGATAACATGGTTATAACTTTGTACGAACAAGAGAAGCGTGACGGAAAATATCTCACTCATGCTGACTACAAGCGTTATCGTTTAGCCAAGTCACGGATCGAGCAGTTAGCCAGTTAGACCAATGTCTAATACATTTTGTGCGTTGAACAATAGATACTAAACCTATTGAAACAGAGCGCAATGCGCAAAAGGGGTAACAAAATGAGTTTTAAAGCAGGTTCAAAGGTTGTCTTAAAAGCAAATGCGGCTGATATGGAGTTGGGCTACGACTTTGATAAAGCTGAATTAGGTAAGACTTACGAAGTAATCATCAAGAAAGGTGAGATCGCTTTGCTAAAAACTGGTGAAGGCATCTTTGATTGCATCTCGATTGAAACCAAAGCATTAACATGGGCGGCATAAGCCGCCTTTAGGAGCGAATCATGGACACACTATTTATCTTTATTCTTTTCATGGTGACATTCATTTTTTCAATGCTTGTCGCTGTCGGCCTTCATCTTTGCCTTAACAAGTTTTTTGGCATACGGTTATTCCCTAAAGGTTTCTTCCATATGGATAAAGACACATGGTCAAAGTGGTAGACAGAACTTTACGGTACTGCCCACATTGCGGTGACCGACTCAAGGAACACAACTGGTGTCGTCATTGTGGCGACATCACTTGGTTAGATGAATATCAAGACGATCAACTGGATAAAGTAAATGCGGAACTTCACAGACCCGATGGAAGCTCTGGATTACGCAAAGACACTTCTTCATCGTAGAAGGTTTATCATCAATAGGCGGCCTGATAAATACACTGACAGTCTTCAGATTGTAAGGTACAAGCACCTTTTCTGGGTCTGCAATCCAATCAATAAGAAGCCTAGATATTTGATGAACTGGATCGATGCAAAGCCTAAGTACGGCAAAGTAATCGCGGAAATCTACTACAAACACCAATCGTGATATAATAGCTCTACTGGACAGGCAGGTAACCTGGTGGAGCTATACACGATGTCAGATTCGGTCAATCATCCTAGTCATTACACGCAAGGCAGCATCGAATGCATTGATGCGATGAAGGCGTGTTCATCCCGCGAAGAATTCCTTGGTTATCTACGTCTAACTCATATGAAGTACAACTGGCGAGTCAACCATAAACATGGCAATCCAGTAGAAGATGCACAGAAGGCTCAATGGTTCTGGAACCGTTACGTTGAGGAGTTGAAGAATGTCTGAGCTAAAGGTTACCTACTGCGATCCTACCGACATCATTCCGTATGCAATGAACAGCCGTACACATAGTGACGAACAAGTTGCACAGGTCGCTGCAAGCATCAAAGAGTTCGGTTTCACCAATCCAATCTTAGTCGATGAGTCCAACGTGATTATTGCAGGTCACGGACGCTTAATGGCTGCCAAGAAGATAGGACTCGATCAAGTACCCACCATTACGCTAGAAGGTCTGACAGAAGCACAGCGCAAAGCCTATGTGATCGCTGACAACAAACTTGCACTGAACGCAGGTTGGGATGACCAAGCACTACAAACAGAGTTAGAACGCTTGCAGGAGCTAGAATTTGATCTGGCACTGACAGGTTTTGATCCTGACGAATTAGCCAAACTGCTAGAACCTGAGCAAATTGAAGGACTTACGGACGAAGATGAAGTTCCGGAAGTACCTGATGATCCAGTAAGCAAGGAAGGCGACATCTGGGTATGCGGTAACCATCGAGTGATGTGTGGTGATAGTACGAGTGTCGATGCGGTTGATAGACTACTTAATGATCAGAAAGCCGATATGGTATTCACCGATCCTCCTTATGGGGTTTCGTATCAATCAAACATGAGGACTAAATCTGAGAAATTCGATGTGTTGAAAAACGATGACGTATTTCTCGACATTGCCCCTATCATTGATGCTTGCTCTAAGGGGTGGGTGTTCATATGGACAAGTTGGAAAGTCTTGCCTCAATGGATCAATCAGTTTGAGGCTTTTGGATACCCAACCAATCAGATCATTTGGTTTAAGGGTGGTGGCGGTATAGGCGACCTCAAAAAAACATTCAGCAGTGATTATGAAACGGCCTTGGTATGGAATCGTGGTGCTGAATTAACAGGCAAGCGCATTGGTAGCGTTTGGAAGGTCAATAAAGACGGATCATCGTCTTATCTTCATCCAACTCAAAAGCCAGTAGCTTTGGCAGAGGAAGCCATAGATAAAACAACATATTTCAATATGGCTATACTAGATTTATTCGGTGGATCTGGCTCAACAATGATCGCTTGCGAAAAAACTAACCGTAATGCGTTCCTAATGGAACTCGACCCTAAGTATGTCGATGTCATTGTAAAGCGGTGGCAAGACTTCACTGGCAAAGAGGCAGTGCTAGAATCTACTGATCAGACTTTCAACGAGGTGTGTAATGGCTAAGAACGGCAGACAAGGTGAAGGTGGCGGCAGACCTCCTGTCGTATTCGATGAGGCCAAGATCGCACAGGTAGAAGCACTTGCGGCTGTACTCAGCAAGAAGCAACTGGCTGACTATTTTGGTATCTGTGAGAACACATTGCGTGAAGTGGAAGGCAGACAACCGGAAGTTTCTGAGGCGTATCAAAAAGGTAGAGGTAAAGCCATCGCAGGTGTGGCCTCAAACCTGATCAATCAGGCGCGTAATGGCAACGTGGCAGCAGCTATCTTTTATTTAAAGACACAAGCGGGTTGGAAGGAAGATTCTAAGCAATCAGAAGGCATACGAATTTACGAAAGACCGCAATGCGAAGATGAAGCTAACTAGACCTCAATACAATATTTTCAACGACAGCAATCGGTTTAGAGTCGTTGTCGCAGGTAGGCGATTCGGGAAAACATTCTTGTCGATCTGTGAACTGATTGATGTGGCAGTACCTAAACCAGGCAGCAACTGTTGGTATGTAGCACCTACCTACAAAGCAGCAAAAGAGATTGCATGGGATATGCTGATTTCGTATATCGCTCCAGAATGGATTCGTAAGAGTAACGAGACATCGCTGACACTAACTTTAATCAACGGATCAACCATTGCACTCAAAGGCGCAGAGAAGCCAGACAACTTGCGTGGACGTAGCCTGGACTTTGTAGTCTTGGACGAATTCGCAGATATGAAGCCAGAGGCTTGGTATGAAGTTCTTAGACCGTCTTTATCAGATCGACAAGGATCAGCCTTATTCATTGGTACGCCTAAAGGACGCAATCACTTTTATGATCTGTGGACACAAGGCGCAGACGGAAATCCTGATTGGGAAGCATTCCAGTACACAACCATCGATGGCGGACAAGTCGCACCAGAAGAAATTGAAGCAGCCAAGAGAGACTTAGACGAGCGTACATTCAATCAGGAGTACAACGCCCAGTTCGTCAACTATCAGGGAATCATCTACTACAACTTTGATAGGACGGAATCTGTTAGCAAGATCACGGACGATGACTCAATGCTGCACATCGGCATGGACTTTAACCTTGATCCAATGTCGGCTGTTGTAGCAATTCGTGATGGTTCTACTCTGAAGATCATTGATGAGATTGTTATTTACGGATCAAACACGGATGAGATAGTCGATGAAATCAAGACGAGGTTTCCGTCACGGCAGATTTGCGTTTACCCCGATCCTGCCGCAAGACAGCGTAAAACCAGTGCCGGAGGACGGACAGACCTATCCATCCTTCAAAACGCAGGATTCGCAGTTAAGGTCAGAGA